ATTCTTTAATAGTAGGCTTAGGAAGAGGCTCTGCAGCAGGAAGTTTAGTGTCTTATGTATTAGGTATTACTAAGCTAGACCCGATAAAATTTAACTTAATTTTTGAAAGATTCTTAAATGAAGATAGAAAAGAGTTTCCTGATATTGATACTGACTTTGGTACAGAAGATAGAAAAAAAGTAAAAGAATATTTAAAAAAAGAGTATGGAGAAAATAATGTATACGATATAGGCACGTTCTCTACATATCAAATAAAAGCTATTGTTAGAGACTTACACAGAGTATTAGACTTGAATGACAAAAGCTTATTAGCTGAAGTAGCACAAATAAAAGATTTTGATAACTTAAATAGCTTTAAATATCTTAAAGAAAAGTACCCAGATGTTTTTGAATATACAAAATTGCTGCTAGACAATAGAAGGCACGTATCTAAGCATGCAGCAGGCGTTATTATTTCTAACAAAAATATTAATGAATACATTCCTATAATAAGAGCTGGTTCAGATACATACGTAACTGGGTTTATAGAAGCGACAGGGCGAGTTATGATGCCAGAGCTTTCCAGCCTTGGGTTTATTAAATTTGACTTATTAGGGTTACGTAACTTAACAATCATAAAAGAATGTCTTGGCTATCTTAATACAACTTTAGACGAATTTAATATTTTTAGCAAGCTAGAAGATAAAAAAGTGCTTGATGAATTTACAGCAGGACATACAAAGGGAGTTTTTCAGTTTGAATCTCCCCCAATGAGAGATATATTAAAAAGGCTACGTATAGATTCAGTAGAAGACTTAATAGCTACTTGCGCATTACACAGGCCTGGGCCAATTGAGTCTGGAATGATTGAAAAGTATATAAAGCACAAACATAGCAACTATATTGATAGTTCTATTATTGGGAAAGTGCTTAAAAATACTTATGGACAAATTGTATATCAAGAACAAATCATGCAGCTAGCTCAAAAATTAGCAAAATATTCTCTTACAGAAGCTGATGAACTAAGGAAAATGATTACTAAATTTAAAACTACTGACAAATTTGTAATGCCTGAATTTGTAGAAATTATTAAGAGGCATGAAATAAGATTTCTAAGGGGAGCTGAGTCCAGCGGGTTACAAACAAAAGAGGTCAAAAAACTTTGGAAAGATATATGTGAATTTGCAAAGTATAGTTTCAATCGGAGTCATTCTGCAAGCTACGCTATTACTGGATATTTAACAATGTACTTAAAAGTACATCACCCTCTTGAATATATGGCTGCAATTCTTAATAATTCAGATGATGATAAAGTTCACATGTATCTTTCTGAAGTTGAAAGATTAGGATATAAAATATTGCCTGTTGATATTAACTATTCACAAGCAAATTATTCTATTGATAAAAAGCACAATGGAATTCGGTCAGGCTTAATTTTATGTAAAGGCATAGCTGAAAAAACAGCTAATAAAATAATCAGCCAACGTCCGTTTAAAGACTTTAATAATTTTAAAGAAAAGTGTGGAGAAGCAATATCTAAAAAAATCAAAAAGCATACTTACTTCTCTGAGATAAGCACATTAAAAGAGTTGAACAAAACACTACAAGCTTGTAAAGATTGTAAAAACTATACTTTAAACAAAAGAGATGTTGTACTGGGAGATAGAAATAATATTATGATAATAGCACAATCACCTAACGGTGATGGAATTTATTATGAAGCTCCATTCGGACTCAATCTTAAAAAAGGGTATAGAACGTCCGGAATACATTTGTATCGAGCTTTAAATATGGTAGGATTAAAATTTAAAAAAGACTTTTGTATCACTAATACAATTAAATGTGCAACGGATAATATTCCCAAAGAAAATATAGAAAATTGTAGAAAATATTTAGTGAAAGAAATAGAAATCATACAACCCAAGCTTATAATTGCTCTTGGCACTGTTGCAATGAGAGCACTAAATGATCCTGTAACAAGAGGAAATATGATTGAGCTAGCTAATGGAATAAAAGTAATTGGTAACTGGCATCCCGCTTATGTTGCTAGAGACGTTACTAGACAAAAAGACTTTTTTAATAACTTTACAAACTTTAGAAAAGAGATTATAAATGCTAGATAAAGTAAAACATAAAGCAAAAGTGCTAGCTGCATTTATTAAACGAAATGATATATTCCCCCTATCAGTACAACTAAATTTAACTAATAAGTGTATTTGTAAATGCAACATGTGTTTTAAGCGCACATGGCCACAAGAAGAAATGACAATGAAAACGTTTTCAAGCTTATTAAATTATCTTATAGTCTGTGGAACTCAAACAATTGTCTTATCGGGAGGAGAACCCTTCTTACACCCTAAAATTAATGAGATATGTGAGCAAATACATAATAGTAAGATAAAGTACGGAATAATTACATCAGGACAATGGAGCAATAAATTATCTCTACAAAAATGTACTTTAGAGAATGCTAAGTGGATTAGATTTTCTATTGATTCAATATATCCTGATACTTATTATAAAATTAGGCAAGCAAAACTTGACGTAGCTTTATCTAACTTAAACTTTGTTGCTAAAGAAAACAAAAATGTTAGAGTAAATATTACAAAGCAAACATTAAATTATCAAGAAATAGAGAATATTGTCAAATATTTTAACAATATAAATATTGAGACTAAAATATATAATGCCTATGGAGATGAGCCTCTTAGTCAACGCGTATGTTATATGAAAAAATTCTCTAAATCTACAAATTGTTACGTTATAAACTTTCATTGCATAATAGACCCGAGTGGGAACCTTTATCCATGCTGTCACACATATCATGATAATGAGAAGTGGAATAAAAATATACACAAGCAGTGGGAGTACAATGATATCTTCGGTTACACAAGAGATAAGGGTATCTTTTTTAGTAATATAAGAGCTAGCGCCATGTATAAAACACTAACTTCTAAAAAAGCAGAAGAGTGTAAGTATTGTAACAGATATGATGAACTTAATATTGAAATAGAAAAAGAGCTTATGTTAAAAGAAAGAGAAATATTTATATGAATATTTTAGTTTGGCCACAATACTCAATGAGAAGCTACATAACTAATCTTTGGTTACTAGAAAAAGATGCTAATTTTAAATTAATGAAGTACTTTACAAAGATAGTAAAAGCAGCTATTCCTAATGCTAATATTTATTTAGTAATACCTCACAGAAAAACTATAAATTACATTCCAGATTTTGGATTAGATAGCTGTACTGGCAGCCAAAGATACCCTTATCATATTGCTGTCAAGCATGCTTATAATGCTGGTAGCCAAAGATATAACTTTGATTATGATGAAATGGCTACTATTGTTAACAAGCGTAAGATTGATACTATTTTATGTCCTATAGAAAAAGCTTCTTACTTTAGACAAATAAGTGATGACATTAGAATTGTTTCATTCATACATTATCTTGATATTTATACTAATAAGTGCTCAAGTATATTTTTGAGAGATTTAGACGGCGCAAACAAATCTGATTTAGTTTATTTTAACACAGAAAAAAATAGAGAAAGCTTTTCAAATTATTTAGGATTAAATAATTGTGAGCACCATAAAGTTCTTGACGTATTTTATTCTGAAGCAGAGTTAAGTAAGTACAAAACTAATAATAAGTTTCCCAGACAAACAATATTATATCTTACTAGACTATCTGATTTAGCTAGAACAAAATCAGACTCATTTCTAAGAATTGCAGATAAACTAATTCAAGCCTATAAAGATAAATATAGCATAATAGTTACAGACCCAAACTATAGTAGCACAATAAAAATAAACAGCCAAATTACAAAAATAGATTTATGCGGAGGGCCTATGTATAAGTTTATGGCACAAAGCCATATCATTCCTGTCATGTATGATTTAAGAAAATGGGCGTCAGTTGGCATAATAGAAGCTGCTTATTTAGGAGCTAAACCTATTTTCTATAATGGCTTTTCTGAATTCTACTCTGACTTGCTTACAGGAAAAGCTAATGTTGAATTAAATGTTGAAAAGAAAAGCTTAGAATATAATAAAGAAAGAATAATCAAAGAACTAAAGGAGGTGAAAATATGTTAGATATACTTGACATGAAGCTTACACAGTTACTTTTTAACAGGCAATTATTAAGAGATGTTGGGTTAGATATAGATAACTTGACTGAAAAAGAGCAAAATGATTTATGTGTTAAAATGGTTACTCATATTACAGAAGAGTGCCATGAAGTGTTGAGAGAACTAAACTGGAAAATTCATAAGCCAAATACATTCAAACCTCTTAATAAAGATAAAATACTAGAAGAGCTTGTAGATATAACCAAGTTTTTAGTTAATTTCTTAGTCTATTTAGATATTCAAGTTGAAGATTTTGAAACTACGTGGAAGACAAAATCAAAATTAGTTGAACAAAAATATTCAATTGAAAGAAGCAAAAGTTTATAATAGTAAGCTATCTGTGTAGAGAAAAAAGTATGATAGTAATTTTTGAGGGTATAGATGGAGCGGGGAAATCAACTTTAATAAAACATTTGTTAGCTGAAACAGATGAATTTTCCCTTTACACAAAAGAGAAGCCTAGAAGTTACGGCTTAGAGTATCGTCACGTAGTAATGGGGGAATATTTAAGCTTTGCAAAATTAGCTAAGCATATAAAAAGAAATTTATTTATTGATAGGTTCCACTTATCAGAAGCAGTGTATGCTACTGCATTAGAAGAAAAGTATAGTACAGAATATATAAAAGAGATAGACAAAGAACTTTTTAAAGCCGGAGCTATTTTAATATATTGTGCTGCTAACAAAGAGAAGATATTAGCTAGAAAAAAAGATGACACTACAAATCATTTGTTAGAAAATATTGATACATATTTAAAGCTATATGCAAACGTAGTTGCACAATCTAAACTAAGTAAACATTATATAGACACTAGCAAATCATTAGAAAGTTGCTTATACACATTAAGAAGAATCATTTTTAAAAGAGAAGATTGGAATTCATATTTTATGAATATAGCATTTGAAATAAAAAGCAGAAGCACATGTGCTCGTAGAAAAGTGGGAGCAGTACTAGTAAAAGATAAGATGATTATTTCTACGGGATATAATGGTTCTGTTCGTGGAATAGAAAATTGCATGTACTTAGACAAATGTATTAGAGAAGAAAAAAATATTGTATCTGGAAAAAATGTAGACTTCACTATGGCTAGTCATGCAGAAATGAATGTTATTGCACAAGCTGCACGAATGGGGATAAACATATCTCATTCTGAGATATATATTACAAACTTTCCTTGTTCTACATGTTTAAAAGCATTGTATCAAGCTAAAGTAAGCAAAATTTATTGGAGAGATGAGTACAACGATAATTTTAGCCATAAATTAGCAGAAACTATAGGAATGACTAATATACGAATATGATTTCAAATAAATTAAAAATGAAGAAAGAGATGATACATTTAATGGTAGGTAATAATTGGGACACAAAACTTTTAGCTGGATTTTATATCTTAAATGAAAAGTATAAAAAGAATAATATTAAAGTCTCAGAAATATATGGAAGCTTGCTTGATAATCCAATAGGGACTGCAAGACCAAACTATAGAGTTCAAGATAAAAGTTTATCATATTTCGAAATGTTTATAAAGTCTGCTAAAAGAATGGGAATTGACATAAACTATACTATTAATACTCCCTGTTTTGGCTCTTTACAAAACTTAAAAGAAAAAGAAACAGAGATAATTGATTTCTTACAGTATCTTGAAAATGTTGGTATTCGTAGGGTTACTTTATCTCACCCATTATTAATTGATTTTGTAAATAAATATACAAAGCTGCAAATAGAATTATCAACTATATATGAAATTGACAATATACAAGCTTTAAATTATTTTGAAGAAAAAATTGATAAAGTGTGTATGAAAATAGCTAAAAATAGAGATTTTAAATTTCTAAAAACATTTCAAGAAGAAGCTGTAAGCAAAGGAATAACTGTAGAATTATTAGCTAATGAATTTTGTTATATATATTGTGTAGATAGAACTCAATGCTATTTATTACATGGACATACTAAAGAAAAAAATAAGTTATACGGCTTCTATCCTATGGGAAAGTGTATAAGCAAAAGGTATCAAGAGCCTGTTGAATGGATAAAAGCACCCTTTATCTTACCACAATGGATGAGCTTCTACCAAGAAAACGTGAATATTAATCACTTTAAAATAACAGGTAGGACTCATCCAACTAAATATATATTATGGGTTACAGAACAATATATGAAAAAAGTGTTTTGTGGTAATCTTTTAGAATTATGGGCGCATTTAGAAAATATTGGTAAAGAAGAAGGAGATTACTCTGCTCCACAATATACTATAGACATTAATAAGTCTAAGCTTTTACACAACAAAAATAACTTTTTGGACATGTTAAGTTCTAACTCTATTGATTGTGCAATTGATTGTGGTTATAAATGTATATTATGTAATACAGTAATATCTGAAAAAGATGTCTTACAGAAACTTAAATAACTTACTATAATATTTAAAAGGAGCAAAAACATAATGTTTACATTACAAAATTTAGCTATTGTTACTACTGGAATTGTGCTTAGTTATATAGTAACGCGATTAATATTTACAGCTTATTTTAAATCAAGAGACGAATATTGGAAAGAGAGGGAAGATTATGAGAAAAAAGAATGAGAGAAAGAAAAAGTTTAAGTATAATCCTAGAACAGAAGACCAAGTAAAGAAACGGTCTCAGCAAGCAAGTACTAATCGAGATACTTACTTAAATAGAGAGTACTCTCTATTTAAACCTCAGCCAAATAATAATTGTATCAGAATACTACCTGCAACTTCTGAAGATGCTCAACACTATGGAATAGACATATTTATACATAATAACATTGGGGCAGATAATTCTGCTTATTTATGCAGAAAAGCAATGTTAGATGAACATTGTACTATTTGTGAAGAAAAGAAAGAAGCAGAAAGTGAAGGGGATGTAGATTATGCTAAAGAGTTAAGAGTCACTAAAAGAGTTTTAGTCTGGCTTATTAATAGAGATGAAGAGAAAGAAGGAGTTAGGCTATGGGCGATGCCATGGACTATTGATAGGGACATATCTAAACTTTCTATTGATAAAAGGGGTGGGGGAGTACTTAATATTGATAATCCAGATGAAGGATATGATGTAGAATTTGAATATGAAGCTCCCACCCAAGGGTCTCCCGGGAAATACAGTGCAATTTCTATTGCTCGCAATAAGTCAGAACTAGGAAAAGAAGACTGGTTAGATTTTGCAATAGAAAATCCGCTAGAAGATTGTTTAGTATACTTTGAAGATGACTATATTAAGAGTGTTCATCATTGTAAAGAAGATGAAAAAGAACAAGAAGATGAAAAAGAACAAGAAGATGAAAAGAAAGATGAAAAAGAGATTGAGAAAGAAGAAAGAGAAGTCACTGCAAATAGCAAGTATAATAAAAAAGATATTGAAAATATGATGCGTAGCGAACTTGAAAGTTTAGCAGAGTCTTTAGGATTTGATGAAAAAGAAATTAAGGATTGTAAAACAGCTCAATTAAGAAAAGAATTATGTGAAGAGCTTGAGTTAGAAGAGTCTCCTGAAGAAAGAGCTAAGAGGCTTGATAGTGAATAAAGAACTAAAATTTGAAAAAGATATAGAAATTAATGAGTATAGCTTGGGCACAGATTGGAACAATCAGCCTATCTTATTTATGTCTTACTCACGAGTGCTAGCCGATACTATTCTAAAGAGAGACAAGAAAAAAATTGAGATTGATGTTTACAGAGCAGAGCTAGATTTAAAGATAAGAGATAATCCAGAAAGGCATGGACTATCTAAAATTACAGAAAGTGCAGTTACAAGTTCAATAGCTATAGAGCCTAAGTATCAAAGCTTAATAGAAGAACTTTTATCTTTAAATCATGAAGTAAAAATATTAGAGGGTGCAATTAAAGCTTTTGAACATAGAAAGAAAGCTTTAGAATGTAAAGTACAGCTATTTATTTCTGGATATAATGCTACTCCAAAAGAACATACTGAAGAAGAAAGTAGATTAGCTACTAAAGAGTTACGAAAGAGGATTAGTGATGAAAAAAAAGTTAGTAGAACAAATAAAAGATAATGTAAAGAAGCAAGTAATTCGGGATTGTAATACAAGAGTAGAATTCTTAGACACAGGTTCTACTTTATTAAATCTTGCGGCAAGTGGGAAAGGAAAAGCAGGAGGCTGGGCGCGTGGAAGGATTATTAATTTAGTTGGAGATGGCAGTAGTGGCAAAACCCTCTGCGCCTTAGAGGCGTGCGCCCAGTCTTTCTATCACATCAAAGAGAGGGGGTCCAAATTATTTTCAAGGCCTGAAAAAGTTTCAATTGTTTATAATAATAAAGAGGGAGTTATGGATTTTCCCCTCGAAGAAATGTATGGAGAAGAATTTGTTAATGGGGTGGTATGGATTCAATCTTCCACTTGTGAAGAATTTGGTAGAGATTACCAGAGACGAGTCAATTCTCTAAAAGATGGTCAGTTTTTATTATATGTAATAGACTCTCTTGATGCTCTTGATAGCTCAGCAGGAAGGAAAAGAGTAGAGAAATCTGTGAAAACAGACAAGGATATTGAGGGGACGTATGGAATGGAAAAAGCTAAGTACTTCTCTGCTGGCTTTTTTAGTCACTTATGTGATACAATGCAAGAGAAAGATGCTACATTAATTTGCATCTCTCAAGTAAGAGATAATATTAATGCCGGCATTTTTGGAGAAAAGCATAAGCGAGTTGGGGGAAAAGCGTTAGACTTTTATACGCATCAGGTTTGCTGGTTAGCAGTAAGAGAGAAATTGAAAAAAACTGTTAAACGACAAGAACGAGTATATGGAGTAAGAGTGAAAGCGAGATTTAAAAGAAACAAAACTGCTAAGCCTTTTAGAGATGCTGAATTTGATATCTTGTTTGACTATGGTATTGATAATGTAGGTAGCATAGTCAAGTTTTTAAATGAAGATGAAAGTAGAATTGGAGAATACGAAAAAAGCCAAGCTACTCTTGAAGATGTAATTAATAAGTTAGAACAAGATTGGCAAGCAATTGAAGATGCTATAAAGCCAAAAAGAAAGGAGAGATTTTGAAACTAGGCAAAAGCAAAAGAAAGGGAAATAGTTATGAGATTAAGATATCTCGGATTCTTTCTAGATGGTACGATAAGAATGAAGAGACAGATTATTTCTGGAGAACAGCTGGCTCGGGAGCAAAAAGTACAGTAACAAGAAGGGGAGAGACTTCTTTTGTAGGAGACATTACATTTCTTCCTAGTCCTGATTGTTTAAAAATATGGATAGACACTAAAGACAGAAAAGAGGCATCTTTTAATGGCATTATGCAAGAAGACTGGGTAATAAAACGGTGGCATAAAGAAGAAACGAAGAAAAGAGATAACTTAAAATTAAAAAAGCCAGTTGTAATTATTTTCAAATTGTATAGAAAAAAAGAAGATTATATATATTTCTTGAACAATAATTTTACATTTCAAATAGCTAATTTAGTAAAGTATAAATCTATATTCTTACGCTACAAGAATTTCTATGTTATGAAACTAGAAGATTTTCTTAATATAGTAGAAAGAAAATGTATTTTAGCTATAGAAAATTGCTGAAAAAGTACATGGAGCACATTCAAGATTATGAAAGAGTGACACATGTACACAATCTAAACAAAGGCAAAATAAAATTCTCTGTTGAAGAAGAAGATATTTTGCAGAAATTAGATAGGGAGATTAGCAATGGTAGAGCTTAGATGGCGGAAGATTAATGTAAATCACTTAGGAGAATTGCCTGAAGGAGCAATCCAAACAGGTGAATCTCTTTGTTTTATAGTTTTGCAATACAGGCAAAGAAAACAGCAGCTTGGCGGACAATGGGTCACTTCTGCATGGAAGGATGTAACTTTTGATGATTAATTCTTTAAGTATCAATAATTTTCAGTCCCATAAGAACTCTGCATTAGTATTTGATGAAGGTATCAATATCATTATCGGACAATCAGACAGTGGTAAGACGGCTATTATTAGAGCATTGAATTGGGTTATAAATAATCGACCCACAGGGGAGGCATTTAGAAGTAGCTGGGGTGGAGGGACTGATGTCAACCTGTGGGTTGATAAGCAAGCCATTAGAAGAGGAAAAGGTAAGACTAATTTCTACAATTTACAAAATCTTACCTCTGTGGCAGGGGAAGGTGACGAAAAGTTTTTGTCATTTGGACAAGATGTCCCAGACGAAATAAAAAATCTAGTAAACTTCTCCTCTTTGAATTTGCAGGGACAATTTGATTCTCCTTTCCTCCTTGCAATGTCGGGAGGAGAGGTTGCTAGGTACTTAAATAAAATAGTTTATCTTGATACTATAGATACGTCTCTTTCTAATATAGGAAAGACTTTAAGAAAAGAGAAAACTGATATTTCGTATGCTCACACAAGCCTCAATGAAGCAATAGAGAAAGAAAAAGAATTTAGCTGGATAGATAAAGTAGAGGGTTGTCTCGTAAAATTAGAAATAGCTGATAATGTATTGAAGTGTAAAGAACAAAAAATGTTAGAGCTAGAAGCTATTATAAATGATATAGAATGGTTAGATGAAGAGACAGAAAAAATCTCTAAACTAACACAACATGAAGATGCTGTAAACAAACTCATAACACACTCAGAAAGAAGTAAGACTAATTCAAACAAAGTTGAGAAGTTGGGGGAAATGGTTAGCAATGTAAGCTTAGTAGAAGAGTCAATAGAGAGGTTAACCCATAAAATAAAGTTGTGGCAAAGACAGTTTAACAAATTTATGCCTGACATTTGTCCTCTGTGTGGGAGGGGAGAATGAAGTGGTTTACAAATAAAGAGATTAATATAAAAAACATATATGCAAAAAAGATTTTGAGAAAGAAATTGAAAACTAAAGAAATATCTAAGCTAGGCTTTCTTACAATAAAAGCTGATATTCAAAGCTATGAAAGCGCTACTGACAGAAATATTAAAACAATAGAACTCTTTCTTGATATAAATAGAGAGAACATCAGATATATAGAAGAAGATGATGATATTGTAAGAATTGCCTATTATTAACATTTTTTGAATTCACCAGATGACGCTGGAGACACTTTTTAATGATGTTCATAGGTAACCATATAAAGATTAAAGCTAAAGCGCCAGCTGCAATACTGACATCAGACTGGCATATTAGAGGAGATAGACCAATCTGTAGAACAGATAACTACCTAGAAGCACAAAAAAGAAAGATAGAAACTATTATAAGCTTAGCACTTAAATATGATTGTCCTATTATCATTGCAGGAGATATAGGACATAAGCCTATCTGGGGAGATAGATTATTAAACCAAACCATAGAAACACTGCAGGTGGATGTCCCAATTATAGCGATTGCAGGACAACATGACCTACTACATCACAAATTAAATGAATGGAAAGAAGGGGGACTGGGAGTGTTAGATAAATCGCTAAAGAATTTTACTGTCCAGACTGGATATCTTACTATAGGGAAACAAGATAATATTGGAATACATTGTTTTCCTTACAGTAAACAAATCACTAATGAAGAACAAACAAGAGATAAGTTAGTTGCTGTCTGCCACACGATGGTGCTTAAGTCTCAGAAAGATAAGTTATGGCATGACCAGATAGCTAGTTCAGCAAAATGGCATTTAAAAAAATATCCTTGCTATGATTTAATAGTAACGGGAGATAATCATCAAAGCTTTGCGATAGAATATGAAGGACGATGGTTAGTGAATGCTGGCAGTATAATGCGCATGACTGCTAATCAAATTGACCATCGCCCCTCTGTTTATATTTGGTATTCAGAGGACAATAGAGTAGAAAGAGCTTATTTACCAATAGAAGAAAACGTGATAAGTAGAGAACACATAGAAGAAACTGAAAGAAGGGATGAAAGGATAGAGTCATTTGTTAATCGCTTGAAAGAGACGGAAGAGCTAGGACTATCTTTTGAGAATAACATAGAAGAATTCTTCAGAGCAAATAGAACAAGGAAAAGAATTGTAGAAAAAGTGTGGGAGAGTATGAATGGATAACGAAACATTACTCAATTTAAAAGAAAAGATTGAGGAAGGGAAAGTGAAACTAAACAAATTAGAAGGGCAAAGAGAAGAAGCACTAAAAACTTTGGAGGAGTTTGGATGTGATGAGTTGAAAAGTGCAAAGAGAAAACTGAAGAAGATGAAGGAAGAAGTTGATAAAGACAGTGAAATATTAAATAAGCAAATTGAACAGTTGTCTAGGAGGATAAAATGAAATATATTTATACTAGAGAATTATGTCCAGCTTGTATTAAACTAAAAAAGAAATGGAATGCTGATGGTCTGTTAAAAGGGATAGATTACCAAGAGAGAGATGCAGGTAGACTCTCCGACCCTGCCGATGATAGAGATTCTATTGATGAAGAGGCATTAGTACAGCTAGTGATGAATAATAACCAACTACCTGTAATAGTAGAAAGAAAAGACATCAAGCCTTAAGTTTAATAAGCTAAACACTTTAAAACAATTTGAAAATTAAAATATTCTCAGTTGCACTTATTTATATTTACTACTAAAATTTTATAAAAAACTTTCATTCCTAAGTACTTATATCGTAACACTTTATAAACTATTTTCAGAAAAGAGACATTTTCTTGTTTACGTAATGATATATTATATTATAATACATACATAATTAACATCTACTATTTTTTAACTTTTTAAAAAGGAGAAATCAAAATGGAAAGCACTAAAACATTAGCTAAAAAGGAATTAGCAAAAGCACTTAAAGAAAGCAAGAAATATCAGGTTAGAATTGGAAATACGATACATCTCTATCTCATGTCAGAAGAAGAATTAAAAAAACAACAAAAGAATATTGAGAAAAAAATAGAAAGAGCTTTGAACGGGGGACAAACAGTAACTAAAGACAAAATGAGGCGCTGGATTACTGTAGAGCCTATACTAGATTTTGTAAGAGATAGAGAGGGAAACCCTATACGAGAGAAATATACTTTTCAAGGTAATAATGGTGACAAGATTCTTTGTAAACGAACTCTGGTCACAGAGAATATAGAAACTAAAGAATTGTCAAAAGAAAAACTTAGTAATACTTGGAGGCTTTTTGATAGCATAATGGGGGAATAATTTTATTTTACTTTTAATCTTTTAGGAAGGAGAATCAAAATGGAAGTTAAAGAGCTAGCTAAAGTAGCATATATTAGGAAAAGAGAAAAAAAGAATTCTTCTATGTTTTTCTTGACAGTAGACTTTGGAGATGAGGATGGATTTCAGGGAGGTGCTTGGGAAGTTTGGTACATGAAGGAATGGAAAAGCCACTTTGGAGTTACTGGGTTTGAAGAACCACCTACTCCTCCAGCTGACTTGACTGAAACTCATACGAAAGTAGCTAAAGTTATTTTCAATGAGTGGAAAGAGAGTGAAGAAGCAGCTAATGAAATATGGATTATAATGCAGGGAGAAAGATGGAGCCCACAAGGTGAAGCAAAAGACCTCATCAGAAGCCTTAATTTAAAACACACTTCAATGTGTATTGGTGATTTAATTAAAGCTCCCTCTGGCAATCTTTTTGTAGCAGAGTCTGTTGGCTTTCGTAGAATAAATAGAATAGGGGGATAATTAGATAAGTTCAAAACGCCTCGTAAGGGCGCCGGATGATAACGGTATAGTAACGAAGGCAAAGTGGTGAAGTTATTTTTGGGAGGGTTTAGCCACCTGATATTTATAGCCACAGAAAAGTTTATCTCTTTTCTGATAAATATCAGTCATCTCTCAGCTTATTTTGTGCTATAATAATTTATATTAAGAAAGCTATAGTAATGAATCTAAAGGAAATCAGAACACAAATAGAAAGAAGTAAGGGACAGAGGGAAGAGGTGGAGAATAGAATTGATGAACTCCAATCAACGATAAACACCGTAGAGAAAGAGATTGTATTTTCTGAAAAAGCCCAAGCCATTATTCAGAAAGTGGCTCAAGAAACTCAGCAACAGTTAGAATACCATATCTCTGATATAGTCTCCCTCGCCCTTGATACCATCTTTGAAGACCCTTATCAGTTCACGGTAGAATTCGTTGTCAGACGAAATAAGACAGAATGTGAATTGGTATTCAAAAGGGATGGTGAAAGGATTAGCCCTCTGTCTGCAAGCGGAGGAGGTGTAGTTGATGTAGCCTCCTTCGCCTTGCGTATTGCTCTTTGGACTTTACAAAACCCGAAAAGCAGAAATACTTTAATACTTGACGAGCCATTCAAGTTTCTCTCCAAAGACCTACTCCCAAGAGCCTGTGACTTATTACAGGAACTTCGTGATAGGCTAAGTCTGCAATTCATAATCGTAACCCACCTTGATGAACTCGCCCTCTGTGCTGACAAGACCTTTGAAGTCAGGTTGAAAAAAGGTGTGTCAGTAATTCATTCATAAACCTTACTTGTTTCTCTATCTATATGCTTACACCTGATACTTGTATCACAATACAATGTATATCCTGCATCTCTCAACTTCTGAGAAAAGAAACTATCTTGAGACAAATTATCAGTTCTTACAAAATATGGAGATTCTACTTGAAAGAATACTTCTTTACTATACAAGGTACATCCCATAGGTATAGTCAGCACTTCATGCACCTCTCCATCAGCAGGTAAATAAGTTCTTTTGCCATCTGTACCTGTTATAATTGGAACTCCTTGACCTGACCCATCTCTCATTGGATACCATGCACCAACTACTTTCTTACCAGACTTAATATGTTCCATCAATCTAATGAAAGCATCAGGCTCTGGAAAGGTATCATCTTCTACTGTTAATAGATAGTCTCCTCCAGATTTCAGAAACACTCTAGCTATTTCATTATATGCTCCTGCTGTTGTTCTTCCATGAGCTATATACACACCACCATAATCATAGTATGGAGGAATTATTAATCCCTCTACACATGGGAGTTTAAAGTTCTTCCGTTCTTCATCAGGAATATCTTGTTGAACTGGTACTGCTACCATTAACTTATTACCTTTACTGGTTTCAATAAATCGTTGCTCTACATTGACTGTGTGTTCTAACTCTGGTGCTGGAGTTACTGGGTGACCTATCTGTCTGCGGAGGTCTTGGTTGCCTTGACTAATCCTTCCAGTAGCCATCATATCTTGATGGCATTGTTTCATCGCCCTCTTATACCAGTACTCAGGCTGATTCTCATTTACTTCTGTTCTTGTAAACTTTTTGGGAAATGATTGCCATATTTTGTAAAGACAACTAAACTCCCTCATCTTCCCTATAACAGCACATTCAGCCTCCATCCTGTCAATCTCTTTGTCTCTCCATTTAAATTCAGATATTTTATCGTCTTTCTTTTTTAACTGTTCAATTTGATAATCAATTCTCTCAAAATTTATCTTTGCTTTTCTTAAAGCATTGTAAGTAAGCCTTAAATTCAACACAGTATGAGCATATCGCATTTCGATAGTCTCATGTTGCCCTATGACCAACTCCCTCAGTACATAGTCTGGTTTCGCTTGTGGCATCTCATAAAATGCGTCTACCAACTCTTGCTCTATACTTACTTCTACTTTTACTAAATCTTTTTTCATGCTCTCTTCTTCAAATTAATTTTCTAAACTGCTCCATCACTAATACCTGCTGATGTGCATATTCCTACTACTAAATCTCCATCTGTATTTACAGCTGTAACACTATCTGCAAATGTTATTCTTTCTTGAATATCAAGATAAACAGCTCCAGTATTACCACCAATACAATATCCATATGTTACTCCATCACTAATACCACCACAATCTGACCGACCACCTGATAAATCACTGTCAGTGCTAAGAGCCATTGTACCATCTGCAAATGTTAAACGTTCTGCAGTAGTTATTTTAGCTCCAGTATTACCACCTAAATGATAACCATAAGTTGATCCATCACTTAATGCAGATCCAGAAAATGTAGCTGTAGTTAAATCACTATCAGAATTAACAGCAAATACAGCAGATGAAAATGTCATACGCTCAGTTACATTTGTTGGTGCGTTTGGTGTATAACCTCCTACTGAATAACCATATGTTGCTCCATCACTAATACCAGTTGGTGTATAATTTTCAATTGCTAAATCACTATCAGTATTAATAGCTGTAACACTTGTTGAGAACGTTATCTCTTCACTTGTTTTCAGAAAAAGTGATGTCTCTCCTCCGATAAAATAACCATAAGTTAATCCATTTATAGCTCCTAAGTTTCGTCTACCTTGATCTAAATCACTATCAGTATTAGCTGATGCTACACTTGAAGCAAATGTAAGTCTATCTGTAACATCTGACCATCCTGGAGATGCAGGACTACCTCCTCCTGAATAACCATATGTTACTTTATCAGACAAACCTTGTCTTATTCCTGAACGAGCTTCTGATAAATCAGCATCTGTATGGACAGCAAATGTACTATCAGCAAATGTTAAACGTTCTGTAGCAAATGTTCTACCTCCAGCGGGGGCTCCTCTATTACCACCACAAGAATAACCATAAATTGCTCCTCCTGCTCCTGCTGCTGCTCCACTACCAAAACCAGAGAGTGAATTAAGTTTTAACATTAGACTTCATCCTCCCCCCTTAACACTCTCCTCACATTTACCTTCTCCCAGAC